CTGACCTAAATGCACAAGCAAGCAAAATTTACAACTCGGTTGACGAAGTAGTTCCCAAAACGTCAGTAGTTGAATTGCCAAAACTCCAAGAAATTCTTGCATCCGTTAAAGCTGAAGTTGGCGAAAAAGGAATGTCAGCCGCAGAGCGCAATCTGGCCAAGATGATTGAAGATGGCAATGTCACGTATGGCCGGCTCAAGCGCGAAAAAACGCTAATCGGAAAAGCCATTGACAAGCTGGAATCACCATACGGCAGCATGGCCGAAGCAGACCTAAAGCGCCTGTATGCAGCACTTGCTGACGATCAACTGACAAACGTGGGCAACATTGGTGGTGAGGAACTGCGCAAGCAACTGCGTGCAGCCAATCTGATTTACGCCAAAGAGCGCGCATTAGGTCAACGCATTGTGAATGCTTTTGGCCAGGACATTGAAGGCAGCGTGGCAAACAAAATGCGAACTGCCATCACAGGCGCAGCCAAAGGTGATGCGGGTGAGTTCAACCGACTGCTTAAAGCTGTTCCTGAAGACCTACGCAAAGAAACAATTGCCACAGCACTGGCATCCGTCACACGATCAGCCCGAGGCGCAGAAAAAGGCGGTTTTGGCTTCTCAGAATTTGCTGACATTTACCCCAAGTTACGTGCTAATCCGCCTGTCTACAAGACGATTGTGGAGACACTTGGCAAAGACTCAGCAAACGTGTTGCGCGATCTGTTTGAGGTATCCAAGCGCATCACCGAGGCCAGGGCCAATGTACTAACCACCGGCAAGGCAAATCAAGCATTTGCAAATCCTGAAGGACTTATTGGCAAGGTGATGGACAGCACTATCACTCAGCGCATTGTTACGACAGTCACAGGCATGGTTCCTGGCGGTGGTGCAGTGGCCCCTGACATTATCAAATTCATGTCAACAGGTGCAGAGGAACGAGTTAAAGCAGCCGGCAAGCTGTTTGCTGATGAAGCATTCCAAAAACTTGCAGTCGAAGCGGCAACCAAACCAGCACCAAGCGCAGCAACACTTCGTCGCACGGCCATGTCACAATCCTTCCAGAATTTTGCAGACGCAATTAAGCTGCCAAAAGCACTTGATTCAAGAATCCAGTGGTTGCAGACTGCAACGCAAGCCGGCCGACAATCCACCCAGGAGAACCAGTAATGTCCGCACTCTCGATTCAACCACCGTACCCAGCATTTGCTGGCGCTGACGGCCTGCCATTGGAGAACGGCTACATCTGGGTCGGCGCGGTCAATCTAAACCCCCAGGTCAACCAGATCGCGGTCTATTGGGACTCGGCTCTGACGATTGCAGCAGCGCAGCCCATCCGCACGCTCAACGGGTATCCGGTCTACCAGGGAACGCCATCACGCTTCTATGCCGCCAGTGACTACAGCATCCAGGTGCTGGATAGCAAGGGTACTGTGGTCTACACCTCCACAAACGGCAATGCTGTCAACGGCGGCGCTGTAGCAAGCAATGCAACTGGCAATGGAGTGCAGACAATTTTCCCCGTGTCATCAGTGCCATCAGCAATTTACATCAACGGCGTCTACCAGAACCAAAACACTTATACAGCGACTGGCGGTAATGTGACATTCTCAGAAGCGCCACCCTTCACTTCGGTGATCGAATTCTTGATTTAAGGAGAAAAGAATGCTTAAGACAGTCACCAATATCATCAACGCCAGCCAGATTGCAACGCCTATCACCTTGCCCGGTGACGTTACCCTATCCACCGGCAACCTAGTCATCGGCACAGCAGGCAAAGGCATTGACTTTTCTGCCACATCATCAGGCTCTGGCACGATGACCAGCGAGTTGCTGGCTGATTATGAGGAGGGGACTTGGACTCCGACTGTTATTGGAACAAGCACCGCAGGCACTGCGTCTTACGGAACACAATTAGCGACATACACAAAAATAGGCCGCATGGTTTATTTTCAATTTGAGTTAATTTGGAACAGCGGCAATGGAACTGGATTTCTCCGTGTTGCTGGCCTTCCATTTACTTGTGGCGCTAGTAATTGCTCTGTAAGTATTGGAGACATTGAAAATGTTGCTATAACTGCCCTTTATATCGCTGGTGGTGCTTATGTTGGTGCAAGTTCAACTCAAGTTATTTTGCGAGAATTTCAAGTAGGCGGCGGCGGTAATGCACCTATTGCTTATGATGCTGCTGGCACACTTCGTGTTGGTGGATGCTATTTCGTCTAAGGAAAAATAATGGCACTGACAAAAGTAACTTTTTCAATGGTCGAGCAAGGGTTTGCCAACCCTCTTGACTATGGTGCTGTTGGTGATGGTATAGCCGATGACGCAGTAGCCGTACAAGCCGCAGTTAGCACTGGCTTGGATGTGTATATACCCATTGGGTACATTTTTGCTCTTACCAGCACCATAACTGGTTTTGTAAACGGGCAACGCATTTTTGGTGGCGGAACATTTAAGAAAAAGAGCGGTACGATTAGCCCAATATGCTTGCTGCCAGATGAGTCTGAAAACGTCTGGTTTGACGGCATTCAATTTGATGGGACTTCGGCCAGTTTCACGTACGGGAATAATGTATCCGGCATTCTTGCATACATTACATACAGCTTAAAAGTCACAAACTGCTACTTTTTTGACATCATTGATGTGGGCATTAAGTTGCGCGATGGTGCAAACCTCTATGCTGCTGGAAATACGTTCTACAACATTGGCGAAAACGGTATCGAACTGCACAACTACACTGTAGATGTTCGCACTGGTTTACCCTACGTTGGAACTCGTCCAATCATCGAAGGCAACCACACCATCATTGGAAACCGATTTGAAAAAATTACTAGGTTTGAAAATCCTCTTGGCCCCTTAGTTGACTGCAATGCAGTTATTTTCATCAGCGCAGTTGGGTATCCGCAAAAGAACATTCGGATTATCGGCAACGTGATGATTGACTGCCTCCGTTACATTTGGACTGAAAGCAATTCACCATCGCCACCAAGTGATGGCGTTGTCATCAGTGGCAACACGATGGAAGGTGGCATCAATGGTGGCACTGCACAGAATATCTACGGAAAAGCTGGCATTGGAATTATTTCCGGTAAAAACGTAGTTATTAGCGATAACACATTTAAAAACATTGCAAATCACAATCCAGTTGGAACTGAAACAGCTTGCATTATTGTTTCAGGCTATGCTGGCGCAATTGAAAACGTAGAAATTCATGGCAACAGTTGCGTTGATGATTCTGGCCTCCCCGACAGAACCGAATGGGGTATCTATTGTGCAATAGGTCAGGATATTCGCATTCATAACAACTATGTTTCAGGCGTTCAAAATTCTGCTGGCATTTACTTAGAGCCAAATTTAGTTTTGAACTCAACAGTGTATGCCAACAGAAACACAGAGTCCTCATATAGTTGGAACCAGATTGTTCCTTTTGTTTTTACAAGACCGGGAATTGCAGCAAATCAGACTGTGGACGCCTATCCTTGGGGGCAGACTTTTGACGATGCGTTAGTGCTGCCGACTGGCGGTGTTATCGTTGCAGTAAGTGCAAAACTATCAACGGTAATTACAGGAGGAAACTTAACTGTTAAAACTTTTGGTAATGGTGTTGAAGCAACCCCCTTCCGAATTACAACTGCCGATTTTGTAGGTGGGTTTGCGTTTAAAACCGGCGGGGCTTTATCGCAGCCAATAATCGAACCTGGTCAGCAATATAAAGTGTCTATTGTTACGGATGTTCCATATACACCAGCAAACAATGTAATTGTTACAGTTTTTGTTGATATTGGCCCAAAATAGTAATTTTTAATTGGAGATTAAAATGGCGTTGAAAAAACAGATTACATTGAAAAGCAATTTTGGAGACAATGTGTCATTTAATGATGCCTACATCAAGATTGAAAATGTGACAGGAAACAAATTGCAAATTCGTGCAGATGTTTCTATCCATAAAAAAGTTGATGAGCAAATCATTGAACGCACGTATTATGCTTTTGTGCCTAGCATGGACGGTGGAAATTTCATCAAACAAGCCTATGAGCACTTGAAAACACTGCCAGAGTTTGCTGGCGCGACCGATTGTTAAACCAAAGCCCAAGTGGATTCTTGGGTCAGACTAGGAGAGCATCATGCTTGAGAAAATCGAAGTTGTTGACCGCATCGAAGTAGTCGAAAACGGCTGCATTCAAGTTCGCACCAAGACCGCCATCATGGAAGACGGCAAGCAGATTAGCGGAACCTATCACCGCCACGTTGTTGCCCCCGGCGATGATTACAGCACCGAGGATGCCCGTGTGAAGGCCATCTGTGCGGCAACGCACACCGCAGCTGTGGTGACTGCTTACAAGGCTGCTGCCAAGCCATGATCCGCACCGCCTCTGGCCCAATCCTCGCGTACATGAAAGCCTTTGGCTTCCAGGGGTGGACTAGCTTTTGGGGCGTGATCTACATGGCGCCAGGCTATGAACTGCACCAAGGTCTGATCAGGCACGAACGCAAGCACCTGGAGCAGATGGAACGCGATGGAAAGCTGGTCTACGCTATCAAATACGGGTACTGGCTGATACGATATGGCTACTGGGCCAACCCCTACGAGGTCGAGGCGCGACAAGCCGAAGTTTTAATCAAGTAATGGAGTCACCATGTCAAACAACTCACAAATTGCATTCTCGCCACTTGGCCAAACAATCGTGGTGGCAGCTGCTGCTGTTGCGCCGACCGGCATCCAAGCCCCTGTTAATGCCAAGCTGGACGCGCAGAATGCTGGTCAGTTCCGCCTGATCAATGCTGGAGCGACAACCGTGTTCTTGGGCACTGGTGGCAGCGCAACGATTGCAACGGCAAACGCTGTGGCTCCTACTGCCGGCAGTCCTACAGCTGCTATCGTGTTGCTGCCAGGTGCGGTAGAGATCCTGCGATTCAACATAAACACCTACTTCTCTGGCCTGTCGAGCGCAGCGGCTACTGTCTACATCACACCGGGGCAGGGGTTGTGACAGACGATGATTTCCGTCGCCTGGAGAGCAAGGTAGACAAGCTAACGGATGCCGTGGGCAAGCTGATTTTGTTTGAAGAGAGGCAAGCCAACCAGGGCGCAAGGATTGGTGATGTTGAAACCAAGATTGGCATCCATGATGCTGCATTGCAGCGGGTTGATAAAAAGGTTGACCAATGGGTTAACCGCGGTGTCGGCGTCTGGGCAGCAGCAGCTATTGTCTATTCACTTGTCCAGTTCTGGAAGAAATGATTGACCTTACAAAAGCCATAGGAGCCGTTGCAGCAAGCATTGCAGCCATTGGTGGGGGCTATACCCTTGCTGACAAGTTTGGCTGGTTTGACAGGGCCATTCTTGAGTGGTCACCTGAAAACTTTAAGATCGTGGCGGAAGCCGGTAAACCCATTACCGTCACTGTTGCCAGAATCAAGAAACGTGATGATTGCTCGGTAGAGAGTTTTACTCCAAGCGTCCGTGATGCCGCAGGAATGGTGCATGAGGCAACCACCACAGCAAGCAAGTTTAGCGGCCCAGCAGGGCCAACAATTGACACGTTCACCTACCAACTCACGATGGTGAGAAAAGAGAAGATTGCACCGGGTGCAGCAACTCTGTTGGCAACGATCAAATACAAATGCCCCGAGGGTGAACGTGTTGTTCAATATCCCCGCCATGCAAATCTAAGTTTCGACCTTAAAGGCTAATCAATATGGACTGGCTCAAACAGATTGCACCGACTATCGCTACGGCTCTTGGTGGCCCACTGGCAGGCATGGCGGTGTCTGCTATCTCAAAAGCCATCGGCGTAGATGAAGCAAAGGTTGGCGACCTAATCAGCAACAACAAGCTAACCGCCGACCAGATCGCGCAGGTGAAACTAGCTGAAATTGAATTGCAGAAACAGGCACAGGAACTTGGCCTAAACTTTGAGAAGCTGGAAGTTGAAGATCGCAAGAGCGCTAGGGATATGCAGGCCACGACTCGCTCAATGATGCCGCCATTGCTTGCTGGCGCTGTGACAGTGGGCTTCTTTGGCATCATGGTGATGATGTTCTTCAACCAAATTGACAGCAGCAACCCTGCTATCCTGATGATGTTGGGCAGTCTTGGTACAGCCTGGACGGGCATCATTGCTTACTACTTTGGTTCCTCTGCTGGCTCACAAGCCAAAACTGATTTGTTGAGCAAAAAATGACACCGCACTTTACCCTTGCCGAGTTGACGCACACTGATCACCGCAGCCTAGACAACAC